AGGTTTAGTTCACGCCTTATTATTCCGTCAACTTCATATATGACCGAAGCCGGCTGGATATTTTTTATGGTTACAACTGGTATTGAAGAAAAATCTTGTTCGCCGTCAGACACAGAATAAATTTTAAATAAATCGTAGACTCTTCCAAATACTTTTTGAGATTTAAAGTAAGGAGTTCTAGCATTTGAATATCTAGTTTCAAAGCTTTCAAAGTTAGGTATTCCTAACCTATTAGAAACAGAATTATTCGGTAAAGTTAACCCGTATTCTGATTGTGTCCCAGAAGATCCCGGTAAATTATCTATTCCTCCGGAAAAATCTACAGTAGGTAAATCATTTGAATTACTAGATATAGTAAAATCATCATCAACAGAGCCGTTTCTAATAGATTTTATTGCTACTTTATTTATTAACTGAGTTGCTGTTAATCCTTTTATGAGTTGTCCGTTAGCTTTATCAGTTAGCGTAGCTTCTATATCAAACTTGACATAATCGTCTTCTGCATTAAAGTTACCGTTTAGTACATCGACTATTCTTTCCGCTATATGGTGAGCGTCAGAGTTATTATTTAACACTAATCCGTTCGTGGATATTTCTACAGTGTTTTGCGCAGGCGGATCTTGAGGAGCTTCTGACTTAATTACGACTGTTATCTGCTTGTCTATATTTGGGACTTGTTGTTGGCCAGAACTGTATTTAGCGGTTGGAATTGTTATAACAAACTGTGCGGGAGTAAAGTTTACGGATTCTACACTTAACTCTGACTCTGAAGGTTTTCCTATTCCAGAGTCTGCCCTTAAACAAAATGCTGCTTGTTTACCGCTTAAGTCGTTATCGCCAAAATGCTGATCGTTATCTAAAACACTGTCTATTTTACAAGGAACAGGCAGTTCTTTTAAAAGGGGGTCCTCTCTTTCTATAGCATGAATGTTTTCATAAAAGGTGTATAAATAATGGCCTTCTTCTTCGAGTTTTTCTGGGTTTTTGTTTAGGACGTCCTTAAAGTATATATCATCGTCACTTGGGTTAAAACTTAACTCAACAACTCTTTTTGAAGCATCTTTGTGTCCGTTTTGAAATAGGGTAAAGTGTTGATTGGCGTCAGACATGTCTATGTCGCCAATTTCTCTACCTGCATCTAATCCGTCGCCAAACTTTCCCTTTACGCCAGCATTCAGCGGCGAATTATTAGAAGTTAAAGAAGAGCTTAAAGATAGCGAAACACCAGAAGCTGCCATCAATACAGCTCTTAGTATAGGGACTGATCCGTCGGAAGTGTCTAAGCCAGATCTCACTATGGTATCATTTTTTGTTTCACGATTAGCATCGCCAACATTTTTCATGAAACAGCCTAGAAAATAAGTTCTTCCATGAGAGTTTGATGCTTCTGATGTATCAGCAGGGTCGTGTGCAAAAGGATTAGGGCCTATAGATCTATTGACTACAGTGTTATTTGTAATCGTGGTTTGTATCTGGTTTTCACCTACTGTAAAACCAGCCCCACTTACTCTGCCGGACCCTAAAGTTGGCCCACCTTTACCTATACCCAGCACTCTCACGAATGTAACAGCTTGACCGCTTTCTATTAGTTCTCTAACTAATATTTTTGCCTCATGCTCTCCGTTGCTGCTCCCATAAAACTTCCTAAAAGAAGAAATATCAGAAAAACTGAAAGGAACAAAAGCCGGCCCCATATCTGCAGTGCCAATGACGCAATAGGGGACAGTACTTATTGGAGCTGGTGCAGATTCATCTGCCGACGAGGTGATGAATCTTGCTGTTACACCAGAGTGTTTTAATGGGAAATCTGCCATTGATAACCCTGCTAATTATTTACGCTGCACCGCCTGCATTTGAAACTACAAAATCAAGACTGACAAACTCTACTGATCTTGTAGGCTGCAGGAATATCTTACCTCTGATCGTATTATTTTCTACGTCAGCCTGTGTAGTTGTAGTTGTGTCGATAACAACCTTAAATCGATCAACACCCTGATTAGCCTGAACATCTTGCAATATAGGGTTAACAGCCTGACTAAATGCAGCTAACGTACTAGCTCTGTTAGGCTCAAACAATATATTAAGCGCGGCTGCTCTTACTCTTCTTCTTATGTTGATAAGAAGTCTTCTTACGTTAACTCTATCCAAGGGCGATGCTGCAGCCTGGAGTGTCTTCTGGCCGAATATAACAGGTTTAGAAAAGTTAGTACCAGATTCTCCAGGAAGCGTCGTCAGAGGGTTGATTCTGGCATCGTATAAATCATCCAGGTTAGATCTATTTAGCTTGGTATTAATCTCTACAGTAGAGTTAAGAACGCCTCTGTTATATCCTGCCGGCGCAAACCATGGAAATTTAAGCCTGTCGTTAAGCCCTATAGCTCCCAAAACTGCAACCGAAGGAGGACACTTGACATTCGTACCTGTGCTCGGATCGGGTATTATCACGTCTGGAGCATAAGCAGCCGCAAAAGAATTGTCTAGGTCTCTTGCGATGAACGCATTAACCGTATTAGAAACCGAGACTGGAGCGCTAGTATTTATAACATTGTCAGAAGCGTCTCTTTCCTCTATATCCATAAGATAAAGTGCGTCAAATCTTCTTTCTACTGACTCCATTGCGTAGTCTGTAACCAAGGCGTTTCTTACCCCGGGAACAGCAAGAAGCTGAATATCAACATCTGATCGCTCTTCCATTACATCCAACGCTTTTCTATAAGTTGCGATCGTCGCTGAGCTTACAGAGCTTTCGTTAGGATCTAAAGCCTCGTTGTTGATCGCCTCGTTAGAAAATTCATGCTTAGACCTAACAAACATGTTAGTTCCATCAAAACCACCGATAAGAGGGAGCGTGAACTTAATGTATTTTGTTACTGAGCTGTTTTCTAAGTCTGATGGCTTCAGGAATCTAATGTCGTCATTTGCTGCAAGCTTTGCAACGCCTTCATCGTCAACAAGCTGTGAAGGTAAGACGCCGGTTCTGACGTACTTTGAGTAAGCCCAAAGCTCTTTGTCGGGAAGGTCTCCAGATACAATAACTGCAATCTTCTCTAGAGAGAACTTGTTGTTGTTATATCTATCTGAATCCAGGATTGAACCTCCAACATCAGCCGTGCCAGAGTTGTTTCCTACTGAAGATGCCTGTCCTGATTTATCAAAGTTAGGTAGGTATCTTACATGTGATAGTATACTAGAATCTATCTTTTTGCCGGAGTTAGGGTTAGCCGGGTTGGGCTTATTTTCGAACTGAGCGCCCCAAGTTAGGTCTGAGTCTACAATCTTCTTTGCTCCAGTTCCTAAAGAAAGAGTCTCTCTCATCGGAACAGGCGGAATTATCACATTGTTAAAAGCAGCTCTTAGCGCTTGAGATGCTCCATGCGGTGCAGATCCGTGATCTAATATAGACGTGCAACCGCCTTCGCCACCAGCATCGGCATTGTTGTCTGTTGTTCCGTCTAAAACAATATGATCTATTCCTCTAAACCCAAATGGAAGAGCAGTGGCATCAATATTGTCGTTTCTCATGTCCGAGGATAATTCTACTCTAACGTAACTAGAGTTGTTAGGATAACTTCCTTCTGTAACTAATTTTTGACCACCGGAGTTTTTATCAAAATCATAAAAGGTGTTTGTGTCACCGATTACTTTGGCGATGAACCTATCAGAAGTTGGGTCTAGGTTAACTGCGCGATAGGCCTCGAGGGTCATAGGCATTTTATCTGTATCGTCAAACTTTCTTACGAGTACATCAAATCTACCGTATGGGTTTGCAGCAGAACGAGAAGCTACAACATTTTCTATCGTGATCTTAAACGCTCCAGAACCTACAGAGCCATCATCTAGTGCGTGCAATCTGAATAGATCTCTGTTTCTACCACCAAACTGTTGTGAAATTATAAAAGGAGATTTTGCTGAAGAATATCTGTCCGCAAAAGATTCCAGATTAGGAACACCGATTTTATCAGTTGCTGCGTTTGTAGCTGTGCTGGTATTTCTGCCCTGCTGAGTTGGCATGCAGAAAGCAGCCGTGACACCTGCTGCAGCTCCTGCATTTCCAGCTCTTGTGTTAGTTGCTGGTACAGCAAACCGCTTATTTATATCGTAGTGAAGATATAGGTAGTGGCCCATCTCCTCTATTTTATTCGGATCGGTATTTAATTTGTTAACAAAATAAGCAGGACTTTCTGGGTCGAAAGATAATCTTAAGTCTAAATCATCTATAAAATCGTTCTTCTTGTGTCCATTCAAAAGAAGAGTAAACTCTTGAGTTGAAATAGTTAGGTCTCCTACAGGGTGACCAGACATATTTTCGCCAAACTGAGCATACTGTACTCCGTTTAGCTCTTTAAAAACTGCTGCTCGTTCTGCATTTGCAGAATCATTGCCAGCATTATTGAGTGAAGACACAAGGCTTGGTACAACACCGCCTGGGCACATTAAGATGCCTCTAACAACCGGAATTGATCCACCTGCGTCAGTTCTACCGGTGTCTGCTATAAGTGTACTGTCGCCAACATCGGCCATAAAACATCCAAGGGCATAGGTTCTTCCCGGTATGCTTGGTCCGTCTAGAGCGGGACCGAGTCCAAGTTGGAATATATCATCAGCTGGCGCATTTGCGTCTCCACCGACGACATTTAAATTATCAATATTGGATGCGTTGCCAGCACCTGCTCTCGAAGTAATCTCTGTGTTACCAGCTATGCCTATAGACTTCTGTGAAATAGTAAGATCGTTTCCTGCTATGTTTCCTGCCGATACGCCGCTGGGGTCATTTGCAAAAGCTATGTTTATAGCTGCTTTTATTGCTGCCAAAACATCCCCTTGCGTTAACTCTGCGCCCTCTAGAGCATCTTCGCCATCAGCAGCTAATGCGCCTAAATTTACGTTTCCAGCTTCAGGACCAGAGTGAGATAGCAATTCGTTGCCGGCGTCGCCATTTTTTATCTTTATAGTATGGTCGGCAGTTGTTCTATTAGATGATGTTATCGACACAGCTCTGTCGGCAGCATCGTTGGTGCCAACTGCAAGAGCGGCTGTTAGTCCGTACGTCTGACCTACTTTACCAACAGCGCTAGCTGCAGTTGCGTATATAACTGCGTCGTCGTCAAAGTTGCCGCCAGATGGCCGCGCGACATTTCCTGCCGTTACGTCAGCGCCATTTATTATAGCCACGATGAGAGCATTGACATCGGCGTCGTTAGCGTAGCCGCCGGCGAATGATCGAACTATTTGAACCGTGTCTTGTTCAGGCTCTAAACCGAATGCAGCTTCTACTATTTTTACAGTTAAGCTATTTCCAGCAGCAGGAGATGTAGAGTTTGCTCCAAATTCTATTTCGAACTTATCGTCGGCGTCAAGAGCGGCGACGTCTGCAGTTTGAACAACAACCTTTGGGTTAAACCCACCCGTTCCAGGAAAAGGATTGATTGCTCTAGATCCGACGCCTTCGGCTTCGTTAGTTGCAGCGACAGGAGCTTGAGCTACAGCATCGGTAATATTGTTTTGCTGTATAACTGCTCCGTTTGATACTGACCCTGTTCCATCGTCTAGTGGAAGAACAGTCATAAATGTTACTGCGTTATTATTTGTTCCAGTTAGAACAATTGTCTGCCTATGCACTTGTGCGTGAGCTGCATTTGCGTCATTAACACTTAACTTTGCTGTTGCAGCAGCTTCTGCTCCAGGGTTTGCTGCAGCTGCGAACGTGTTATCACCTAAAAGGCCGTTGCTAGGCTGGGGTAAATCTTGGCCAACCACGAATCCAGCGTTTGTAACTGATCCGTCTGCATTTCTTTTTTGACCATCGCCAACACCCAAGATTCTTAAGTAAGTTCCCGAAGTTGTATTCTCAAGCCACTCTTTCATGGCTATCGGGCCAAACTTTTTTCCATCGGTATTTCCAAATTTGTTAATAAAATCTTGGAATGTTGCAACCGTAACTGGGACGAAAGCAGGTCCTCTAACAGCCGGACCTATAATGCCAGCAGGAATGCCCTGCGGCTGTATGGGAGTTGGACCGGATAGGTCGATCTCCCTTGTGCTAACTCCCGGACTCTTGAATGTTAACTCTGCCATTTAGTATCTCCTAAATCCTCAATCTCTAATTAGTGTGTTAAATGAATTCGACACCGCTATTTGTGATAACGAAGTCAATTGCTATAAATTCAACCGCACGCGTAGGAACAACCGTGATCTTACCGTTTAGTCGGTTTGAATCTACATCTTCCTGCGTGTTGTTTGTGTCATCCATTATAACGCTGAAGGATTCAATCCCAGCGCCGATCTGGACAGATGCAAGTGCAGAAGATGCCTGCGATACGAATCTAGCTCTTGTCTGCGCATTGTTGGGCTCAAAAAGAAGCCCTCTTGCAATTTGTGCGATCTGTCTCTTAATTCCAACCATCAATCTTCTAACGTTAACTCTGTCCAGAGCTGATTTAGCTTGCTGTAAAGTTTTCTGTCCAAAGATTACGAATCCCGCTCTAGGGAATACCGCTATTGGGTTAATCCTTGCATCATACAATGTATCTCTATCATCAGAAGATAATCTTACATCTACATTTGTTACGAAGTCGAGCGCGCCTCTAGAAAAACCTGCCGGAGCAAACCAAGGTGCTCTTAAGTTATCTGTATTGGATAGCGTGGCAAGAGCAGGAATACTTGCAGGCATCTTTACAATTTGATTGTTATCATTGTCTGCTATAAAAACGTCAGGGAAGTATGTTGCCCCGTAGTTGTTGTCTATAGCTCTTCCCTCAAACTGCTCAGATGTTTCTCTGACGTCTGCACGGGCTTCTGAATCGTCGTAAAGTCTATTTCCAGACTCGTCGTACATTATGCTGTCCATGATGTATATAGCCTGTGAGTACTGCTTTGTTTTTTCTAAAGCGTGATCGGTAACAAATGGCTCTCTGATTCCAGGGATTGCCAATATGTTAACTCGCGTAGAAGTAGCATCAGTCATTATATCTACAGCTCTATTCATAGATGCGACGTAGTTATTTCTTCTGCCGGAACCAAACGCATTTTGAGCCGAAGCAGATACTCCGATACCGTTATCTATTATAGTATCGACTGCAGCTTTACCGTCTGAATCTGCTGACAAAGCTCTATCTCTAAAGAAAGCCTGGTCTCTATCTAAAATATTTACTCCGTCATATCCGCCATAGAAAACATTGGTAAACTTGGCGTAAGAAGTGAATCTATTAAATATAATCGAACTGGTTGCCAAAAGGCTTGCCATTGTAAATCTGTTATCAAGATTCCCTGATCTATCGTCAACTGTATAAGTTACTGCATCAGGGGCTGCGTCTCTTATATATGCTGCGTTCAACATGTGCTCGCGAGCGGTCTTATTAAATGCAGTCGGTATGCTTCCTAAGCTTGCACCGGCTTGCTCAAAAGCGACTCTAGCCAATGTAAACTTGTTGTTATTGAAGTTATCTGCTGCAGAGCCGGTAACTAAAGTATCCAGCTTTTCTATGCCTTGAAATTTAGTATAAGATCTTACTAATCCGTTTATAGCGGAACCGGCGTTTGAATTCTGTAGAGCTAGAGCTGCGTTATTATTAAAATCTTTTGCTCTAGGAAGAGAAGTTGTCTTAACTCCCCAGTAAAAAGAATTGTCTACTCTTTCAGTAGCAGTAGATTTTCCTAGGAATCCATTCAAGGTAGCTGATTTTGATCCCCTTGTAACCTTAAATGTGAAAGGCATTGGAGGGACAATTCCAAACTTCAGTGCAGCTGGAGCTTGGTCGGCATCTCCACCTTCTGCAGCGCCGTTTCTGTTTGCCGGAGTTTCTAATCTTTCGTTTCCTGCTGCGCCGCCTGCAACAACAGTGGCTGATCTGTCTGACAACGTTTCAGTAGTTCTTAATACCGGTATGCCTCTAAATCCAAAAGGTAATGCGCTAGAAGGAACCTCGGAATTATATACATCCTCATTTATTACTATTCTGACGCGTGCAGATCTGTTTGGATATCTTCCTGTGACAACCAAGCGACGCTCGTCCGGGTCTGCCTGATCGAAGTCGTACCTTACTTTATAATCCCCTATTTTCTTTGCTACGAAATCATCCGATGATGGATTTAAGTTACAAGAAGTATATCTTTCAACGATCTCTGTGTTTTTATCTAAGTCTGAGAATCTTCTAACTTGTACGTCAAAAGTTCCATAGGGATTAGCTTCGTCTGTAGATGCTCTTAAATTAGCTATCGATATTTTATAGTCATCAGAAACTGCAGCGCCGTCATCTATGGTTTCAAAGTGAAATAAGTCAAACTCTTTTTTGCCAAAAGGCTGGGATATAAAAGAGGTAGTTCTAGATGTCGAGTATCTCGTGTCGTATCTACCGAAAAGGTCTATAAAGTTTTGTCCAGCCTGAGCAGGCCCGGGCTGTGTTGAAGTGTTTGTTGAACCCATAACCAAAGCAACAGTCGCTGAAGTTCCGTCAGTATCAACTTGATCCCCCTTTGAAACAACCTTAGCCAGCTCACTTTCGACAGGATAATCTAAATAGAGAAGGTGTTCTTCCTCTTGAAATTTTAGGGGATTTGTATTTAGAACTCTTCTTATGTAATTGTCTTCATTGGGATCTAAAGATACCTTAAACAATCTAGACCCTGCGCTTAGATCATTTCCAAAATTTGCACCCGAAGAAGATGTCAAAAGAAGATTGAACTGCTTTCCGGTACCGGTCGAACCGTCGCCCACTTTTGCTGTGTCGAAAAATTTTAGTGAAGCATCTGCTGCAGCCAAATTTACATCGTGATCGCCCAACAAGAATGTAGAACCGGAAGGAGTCATCAACACCGCTCTCAGAAGAGAAGTTTCTCCAGCAGCTGCGTTATCAGCTGCGTCGAGGGGCGTACTTTGGTTATCTGTAAAAATAGGGTAACAGCCAACTTCAGAATCGCTGACGTCATGAAGAGCTGTTAGAAACTGTATAGAACCTATTTTTCTGGCTCCTAAGTTTACTAGTGTTTGGTCACTTCCGGGAGCGCCGGCAGCAGCTTTACCTAGATCGCTTCTTGGCGGAACATGATCTCCAGCCACAAAACCATCGTTACCCTTTAGAACAAAGCCAGCGTTCTTAACTGTTCCTTGAACATCTGTCGCCGATATGTCTGCGACAGTGCTGTTGGCCCCGGCTCCTAAAACCCTTATAAACGTAACTGCACCTTGACCTTTACTGAACATGTTTTCAACAGCGTAAGGCGCATATCTGTTTATATTGTTGTTTCCAAACTTTGATTTGAAAGCACTAACCGAACCAACCGTAACCGGAACGAATGCTGGTCCTTTTTCCGAAGTCCCAATTATACCAGCAGGAATCCCTACGGGAGAATTGCTTGGTGCTGATAAATCTACTTCTTTCTCAAAAAATCCTGGTGATCTGAATGTCTGCTCAGCCATTATATCTCCTCGAGCGCATATATCTTCGTTGAATAAGTATTGGGCAAAAGGCTAAAAATTCTACCAACCTTATGCATGGATCCACTCATTATTATTAAATATCGTTCTAAACCGACTTTGATCGGTCATAATAAATAAAATTGTAAAACATTAACTATTTTTTGACTCCTTGTCTCCTACAGCCTCGGACTCTTCGTGCGAACTTTTATTAGGCCCTCTAGAATCTACGTCAGCAAACGATTCTTTTCCTGCTATAGATTGCCCTGGTAGCGGTTCGTCCACTGTTCTTATATCTTCTAGTGTGTAGTCCTCTACTTTGCCAGACTGAATGCCCGCAGGAGCTAATTTTTTTTCTTCTTTATAAACTGTTTCCATACCAAAACTAAAACTAGTCGCAGAATAAGATTTTCTTAAAAGTTTTTGCCCTCCTGGAACTACAGATCCCACTAAGTAAGCAGGAACCGTTACGTTAAAAGAGTGTCTCACTAGCCTTTCTTCATCAGTGAATTCATCAAAATTGCTGTTAGGGCTAAACTCTTCAGAAACGTAAGCGACAAACCAATAACCTTTTTCTGTAGATAGTTTAAAAGTTCTTTGAGAAAATGACTGATATAAAGACATCATACTCATCATCATATCGTTCATTTGTGTAGTATACTGAGTCCAAAAAGTAATTTCGTAGTTTGCAGTATAGTATCTAGGTGGAACAAGAGTTATAAATTCAAATATGTTGTTAGATAAATCAGCTTCTGAAGCAACTAGCTTAGGTCGATCTATTGAAGATATAGCTGGTATTTCATTGCCAATAGGTCCGGGCTGAACATCATCTGAATTTTTTAAATTCTGGTTATTAATTAGTCTTTGATAAAAAGGGTCTTCCTTAGACAATCTTCTTTTAATCGTCATTGGCGCACTTTGATTCGTGGCTGATCCCATCGTGGGTATTTGAGCTATACCTGTTCTCATTATGGAAATTAAAGGAAGTATTAACGCGCCTGATTTATCTCTTAGCGGCTTTTTTCTTCTTAGTATAGCAAAACGCTCGCCCGTTGCAAATATAACAGGAACTTTTCTCGATCCTGATTTGTGACTATAAGTAAAAGGAAGCTCTTTTTCGAATAAGTTAAATAACGACCTATCTACGTCTTCTATAGTACAGTTTGGTATATCAAAATCGTCGGGTATAGAAAACTCGTTGTTTTTTGTAGGCACTGCGAATATGCCGTTGTTTTTAAAAGTTCTAGTGGTCATTACCTGTCACCGTAAAAAAAGGACTCTGTAGTCCCTGATTCTTCATCTTTTTGTTTTTTAATCTTAACAGTTTCTTTTACAGGCTCTATTTTTCCTTTTTCCTGGAGGGCTCTCTTATCATTTGTTTCTCCAGAAGCATTTTCTTTTAGACCTCTTTGCTGCTCAAACTCTTCTTGAACAACTTGATCTTCCATTATGCCTTTTTGCTTAGGTCCGATCGTAGTAAAGTCTATTGCACCCTTTCTAGCCTGTTTTCCTACTACTTTTATGCCTATAGAATGTTCTATTTGTCCGTAGACATTGGATTCGACTATAGCGCTTGTTATTTCAAAAAACACTTCTCCGTAACTAAAATAATCGCCTGATCTAATTTCTAAATCTTTATCTACTATGTCTCTTTCGTGAAAAAACACATTTATAGTATCGATCTCTTCATTGCCAAATCGATTTGTTTTTATTACGCCGGGCTGATATTCGACTCTAGCTTCTATTTCTACAGGGGGATCGAATACTTTGTTATCAGACTCTTCATAGACATCATGAATATCTGTCAAATCTTCTCTTACTCTGTAATAATAAACTTTTTGGCCGGAAACGTCTTTTATTATTTCTTTAGTAAGATCAGATATTAAGTCTATTTCTCGAGCTGTAATAAATAGCCTGGCCATTTTTTTATCCTACAACTATGGCTTTACCGTTGGGTATTGGAAGCTTCTTTAATATAGTAGTAAGATTTTCTGCAGCCTGTGCTTCGTCTTCTAGCATCTTACTATAAGTCATACTATCTAGCATTTCAGCTAATTTTGTTCTAAGAGCCTCTTTGTCTTCTCTTCCCTGGGCTATTAACTCGCCTCCGTTTAGCTGAAGATCGCTTCCCGGTATGGGAACTGTGGAAAATTTAGATCTAACCATGCCTAGCAGTTCTTTGCAATTTGCAAGACAAAACTGCCTAACCCACTGTCTACCCATGGAGTTTATAGCGTTAAACTGTATCCTACCGAAAGGAACATTTGACAGATTACTAACACCTGCTATAGAAGAATCGTCAAACGAGGGATTGGATACGTTAGGAGCAAAGTGAACCCTTAAGAAAAGAGACTGCGGATCCTGTTGAGTAGGAACCGGGTATATTCTTATTTTTGTACCGGTTATCTTGTAAGAATAATTTGACCTTCTTACCCTAGAAGACATATCTAACATTCCACCTCTTAAAACGTCTTCAAAAACAGGGAGAACATAAAACACTGTTTCTGGCGTAAACGATTCGAATGAAAACTCGTTGTTGAGATAGTTTATAGCTGATGTAGAATCAAAGAATCTGTAGGCAGCTTGAGGTGAAAAATGGAAAACTTCCATAATTTTCATTTTAGATTTCGGCGTATCTTCTCTGTCGAATAGAGCTACTCCAGCTGAGTCTTTTAGCTCAGTGTATATATCATAGTCCTGCCTGCCCTTTTCTAGCTTTATAGAGCCAGACATCATGTTAAAAGAACCGCCTAAGCCGGCTTCCATAGCATAGGGTTCAGCTCTTCTAAGCATAAACTCTACACTTTCTCTAAAAAACTTATTTTCCATTCCATCTAGAGATCCAGTGGCTTCCCCTAAAAGGTTGGAGAGTTGAGACTTTGCTTGGTATTGGTTTATTATAGAACTGTATTCTAACATGGACTCTTCAAACCCAGCCCATATCTGTTTATTTGTCAGCTCTACACTTAATATATCGTCGCCTAGTTTTCTTTTGACGAACACAACCATAGAGTCGGCTTCTACCTGAAAATCTCTATCGGAATCAAAAAATCCAAAAGGAGTAGGGTTTTGTGTGTTTAAAAAATTAGCCATAGTTTAATTCCATAAATGTAAATATTATCATAAATCAACCTGTCGGAAAGAATTTAACATACCATACAGAAAATGCCATGATAAATTGAACAACTGCGAAAACCGTAATAGCCCTTGTTTTAAATTCTTTAAGAGAACTTACTTCGTTTACAAGCTCTTTTAGCTGAACTGGTGATGCGACATCGTCGACTCTTTCTTTCCAAGATTTTATTTCTTCCATCCTGTCTTCTCTGACCTGCATTTTAGCCATTTCTTGTCTAACTTCTTGTAACTCAGACTTAACTGACTCTATTCCGTCTGCTAGAGTCTCTAGTTCTTTTAATACAAGCCTCGAATATTCATTCCAACCATTTTGATTTCCGCTGTTCATTTAATCACCTAACAAGTTTTTTATTCTACTTACGTTTATTGAATCTTGAGCTATCTTTTTAATCTTGTCCCTATTGTCAGAGTCTTTCTCACACATATCTACAATTTTTTTAAGAGATTCCAATATTTTAAAATTAGACGTAATATCCCAAGATATTCCTGTTAGGCCTATAATTTCGCCGTCTGCTTTTCTTGGGACCAATCTAGTATAATATACTTTGTCTGGTAGCTCAGAAAAAAATTCTACATTCTTGCCTTTGTACGCTTTTTTATGCGCCTCTTTAAATTCATCAGAGTAATCGCTTAAAAACATGTTTCCTAAACAAGTCGCACCCGCTTCTTTTACTACAGCATTGCCTCTTTTTGCCAATATATTACCGTCTTTATCTAAAGACCACATGGTTACGGGTATTGGAAAGTTTTGAAAAAAGTCGACAAACATACTTGAATCACTTTTTAGTTGACGGTCTCTATCTGAAAGCTCATCAACAAGGCACTTAAGACGTTCTAAACGAACACTTGATATAGACATA